GGGGTGAACAGTGGGGCACACTCGGCTATCGCAGCCTTCCCTGCCTCGTCCATATCAAACAGGAGGATGATTTGCTCGTATCTCTCAAGCCACTCCAGGTTCACCTGTAGGGCTTTCTTGGCCCCTTGTGCACCATTGGGTACCGACACTACGGGCCACTTGTTTGCTTGCAACTGAGAGACTGTGAGAGCGTCTATTTCGCCCTCGGTGATTACTACCTTCTTACCTCCGTCCCTCCAGAGGTGCTGGCCGAATAGCTCTACCCCCTTCATGTCCCCAAGGGTCTTGAAGTTCTTGGAGGAGTCCCGGACCTTCTGAGCTACCATCTGTCCAGCTTTGTAGTAGGGAGCTATCTGGACTTTGTTACCCTTGTATTCCCCCACTCGATAGCCAAACTTGGCACAAGTCTCCTGGGTAATCCCCCGCTTATTCAGAGGCAATACTTCTCCTGTGAGGAGTTCCATAGAACCTCGTTTAGTTGGTTTATTGGTTGTGGTAGGGGAGTCACCTTCTCCTGCTTGCCAGTGGTGACAAACATGGCAGAAGGTGTGCCCATCGGAGTACAGTGCGTTACCGTCTGAGGAACCGCAAGACTCACAAGGGATGTGGTGGAGGAACTCGCTTGCGCTATCGTGATTCATGTGTTATAGGATAGATTAGGCAAAAGTCCCATCATCGCATTGGTACGGGCGAACTCCCCGAAGTGCTTAATGGCCGCTTCGTCATATGCTCTAGCGGCATCTTCGGGTGAGTCAAAACACCCCAAGTGCCTAAGTACTCGGTTAACCTTTATTCCCGCCCGAAACCCTCCTTGATGGGACACTACACCTTTATATCCAGTTGTATTATTGGTTGAGAGTCTCTCATTACGTGAATTTTGAGTATTTGTAGCCACCCTCAGATTACATAAGCGATTATCCCCACGGTCTCCGTTTATGTGATCTATAAACATTCCCTTTGGGATAAAGCCGTATACCATCAACCAAATAACTCTGTGTATCTGGTGAGTCTTACCATTAATGCTTATCTGCCTGTACCTCCCCACGTTGGGGTTCGGTTTAGGGCCGTAGACCGGAACCTTTCTTGTTAGGTCTCCGGTCTGTGGGTTGTACTCAAAAATCTCATTGAGTAAATCTTGGGTCAGCATCTTTAAGTCCTATGGAAATGTTATGGGGTATTACTTGTTACGGGATGGTTTTTTCCTGTAACTACTACGCTCAAGCATCTTGAAAATACGCCTACCTAATGGGGTATTCAGAACGGTAGAGGGGAGGCGCTCAAAGGCATGTAAAAGGGCTTGATTACGCATGGTAGATGGGCTCCATCTTGTTCATGGGAACCATCCGGCCATTGCTCATTTGATGGGGCACCACATCGGTTACAGGAAGCAGGGAGTACCGGGCATAGCTACGGCCAGTCACATCCTTGTGCATCGTGGTTACGATGTTCATCCCATCACGGTTACGGAGGACTTCGATGTGGGCAGCTAGACGGTATGCACCGAAGAGACTGAGGGCTTCCAGGGGGGTCAAGGTGTGACCAGCTTGGAGGAACTTCTGGATGGAGGAACGTTGGGTGTTCTTAGTGCGTTTCATTGTGCGGGTCTCCTCATGTTGCGGTAGGTGTTCTTCATCCTCCGATACAGGTTTCTCCCGGTGTTGTGTACGAGAGTTACCGTGTTGGTCTTGTGGTGACTTAAGCTGAGTGCATCGGTTGGTATTCCATTCGTTCCCATGACCGGGACATAGACTGGAATGAGGGGCGGGATGTTGTACTGTGCCTGTCTCCAGGTATCCCCAATAAACTTACGAATTGCTTTACACTTCTTGGCGTTCACGGTAACTCCTTGTAATTTAATGTGGATTAATCAGCCCACCATTTCTGTACATCAAAGTGGGGGCTTGTTTCGTTAGAGGATTGTGAGAGTTCGTACCAGCCAACTACTTGAGCTTCAGGGAAGGTATCCAGGAGTCCTGTGAGGACCCTGTTGAGTGCCTCATATTGCTCATGGGTGTAGTTATCCTCGGGTTTCCCATCCTTCCCCTTACCACCCACCAGACAGATACCAATCGAGCACTTGTTGTATTGCCGATTCGCATGGAGACCTATCTGGTTCAATGCGCGGCCAGCGTCTACCGTTCCATCACGGCAAATGACAAAGTGGTACTTGATTGAGAGGCAACCTTGGGACCTGTGTTGGCGCTCTAGGTCCGCAGCGGTGAGGTTTTGGGTGGGGAGGGAGTTGGAGGAGTGGAGAACTAGGTACTGGACTAGGTTAGGATTCAGAGAGAATGACACTTAACTTACTCCACAACTTCTCTGAACCGTACCCATCGCTGAGGGTGTTTACTAACTCCTCAAGTTCCTCCCGAGTTTCGATGGTGATTACTACAGGCTCGAACTGTGTATCTTTCCGATCAACTTTCATACTTACTTCCTCTTGTTTACTTGTGGTTTCTCTTTCAGCCACCCCTCGGGTATCTCTTTGTCCGCATATCGAAACCCCTCCTTCTCACACCATGAGGCATAAGTAGTCTTACTAGTCTTGGTGATGGGGGTCTTGGAGCGAGTGAACACGAACCGAATATCTAGCTCGGGGTGCTGCTGCTTGACTAACTTGTGCTTCTTACGGTCATCGGGGAGGAATCTACCCTTGGTTTCTATGATGATTCCATTGGGGAGTTCAAAGTCAGGGTGGTACTTGTGGGGGGTTTCCGGGGTGGTATAGGGGATTACCTTTTTCTCATACTCTACTGGTATCCCGGCCTTCTCCAACTGTTCCGCTATCTTCTCTTCCAGCCCGGAGCGGAACCCATGCTTGAGTCCCGCTTGCTTTTGGGTTAACGCCACTCAAAAATCTTCGTCGGAATCGTCTGTACCAGCATCCGAAGTAGAGTCCTCGTCACCATCGAACTCACTACTCTCAGCTTCATACCCACCTTCCTCACCATCAAATCCGTAGTCGGAAGCACTGGAGCTACCACCAGACACCAGCTTGATAACCTGCACGGCGCTCAAGCGGAGGCTCATGCCCACACCGATTGCCGTAGCGAAGGGGTTGAACTCACCGGCCACTTTGATGGTGGACCCGCCCCATATTGCGGTGGACAATGGGAGAGACTTGGGAGGGGTTGAGGCATCGAACAGCTTGGGAGCAATCTTCACTACCGTGCCATCCTTCTTGGTGTACTGAGCCTTCATCTTAATGTTGAACTCAATCTCACCAGTAGCTTCCCCATCGTCATCCAGGACTTCCTTGTAGGGCTTGTCTGCGTACTTCAGGGTCTTGGCTGCGGCTTTCTTACCAGCTTTCACCAAGCGGTCCTGTTCGGCCTTGTATGCTTCCTCAATGAGGCCATCAATCTTAGCCATCATTGGAGCGGCATCTTCCGAACTCAGGCGAATCTTTGCGGAGTACTCGCCTGCAGGTTTGAACTTGGTATCCGGTGAGGACAGGCGGGGGTAGACAGCCGTGCCTTTCGGTGTGATGAATTTCTCTAGGGCCTTACGTTTCTCTGCCATGTTTCCTTGTTAGTCAGCGTTGTTGAGGGAGTGGTACAACTCTTCTTCCCTGTCCACGTCCAGACCATGGTTGGTCATCTGCATGAACAGGTCTGTGGGGAGAGCCTCACCGGCCTCCCAATGACAACTGGCACGAGCCAGGAGCCAATCTTCGTATGTCATTTCTTCAATTCCTCGTTGATGTAGTGGCGTAAGGCCCGTACTTCGGTTGTGTAATAAGAACTTGCATCTTTGGCTCTCCGGGCTGATGCACCCACGAGGCTGAGAGGGCTTAATCCCAACTCTTCAACCATCGTGGTAAACAGGAGAGCTATACCGGCCACTTGCGTAGAAGCCGGGAGGTGTTGTACTGAGGTGATTGCTGCGTATGCCGCTTGCACTGCGTCCAACGGTGGTACTGAGTTGAGCTTGTCTTGATTCAATGAGGTCTCCAGGTTGTGTTCTGTTATAGGGTGGTTTTGCCTACCCCCTTTTCGTGGAGGTAGAGGAGGTAGTGGGCCTTGCCAGCTACCCAATGGTCCTGCGGGAGGTGAAACCCGGTGGTCCCATCCCAATCTTTGAAAGCCTCGTCATAGAACCCTATGGAGATAGGGCCATGAGCCTGTAACCGGGTGAGTTCATCGGCTGCTGCTTGCCACTCATCATCAGAAATGAGTGAGGTACAGAGGCGGTAGTAGATATAGGAATGGACGAGGAGGATTGAGCGGAGGCGTTTGATGCGTTCTAGGATGGCCGAACTGGTTTCCATTTGGTCCGGGTCACTATGACCTTCTCAACCTCAGGGCACTCCACTTCGTCATCCCACCACTCAGATTCATATGTGTAATCAGTGAATGGACTACCGGACCTTGTGGAAACCAACAGGTAGTACTTACCTCCGAACATAAAAACTATGTTTCTATGCTGGTACTTCATATCCACGGACCAGTCTCCGTCCTCCACTATGGAGAAGCCCTCCGGCTCATCCCCGTACTCCAATTCCCGTAAATCTTCCTTTCTGAATTTCATTAAGCTGCCCTTCTCCTCAAGTGAAATAAGAAGAGGCCCAAGGATTTCTCCCAGGGCCTCCATTCGCGTTACCTTCTGTTATAGGGTGGTTTTACCACTTACATTCTCTATCGCATTGTCTTTCTATTTCATCAATATCACGTTAGCGCATATTTTAGGCGAAGAAATAGGAACTATCCATGACTACGGATATATCCAGGTCACCCATTGTGGGCACTGGTGGTACCTTACTAGCCAACTCCACGGGTAACCCTGCCACAAGCTGAGTCCTAAAGTCCTCAAGGATGTTCCCCGAGTACTGGTCAACAAAGGCCCTCCTCAGTTCATAGCACATGGTATCCGCATCAGCAGCATGGCATCCATAGGAGTCGTGAATCATAGCGAAGTGAGACACTCCAGCATCCACACAGTAGTCCACTGTCCTCATCATGTGGGCAGCATCCAGACTGTGGACGAAGTTGGCGCTTATACCCCTAGACTGAGCACCCCTGTCCAGCTTGTCCCCCTCCACTTTAACGGTCATCAAGAACCGCTTACCCTCAATGTCGAAGTCGTACTTATCGCCAAAGGTCTTTCTGTAGGACTGGAGAACAGGGAGACCAGAGGGGGTCACCCAGGACACAGGAAGGTCATTGGATGCTACCACCTTGGCTACCTCGGTAAGCCACTTCATGGCCTCTCTTGCGGCCACTACGGTTGCACCTATGGCTTGATAGTTGACCCCCGCCAGATATATGGCATCCTCCACACTGGTCACAAACCCAAAGTCCACCCCATCCTCAGCCAGTTTCTTGAACTCGTCCATCATCTGTTCCCTCATACCGAACTGAGAGACTCCATAGGGGGTAGTCATGGTGTTGCGCTTGGTGAGCTTACGGGTAACCTTACCTTTCCACCTTTGGGCCACCTCTGAGCCACCCTGGGCATCCTTGGCTATAATCTTTTCCGCAGCCTTGGCTACCTCCGCGTAAATGTCCTGGGGGGAATCGGTGGGCACTAGACCTACGGCCTTACCTCCTACCGGGTCCCTGAGCATGGCTGAGAAATTCTGGAGGCCATTACATGTACCGTCGAATGCCACTTGAAGGTGAGACACATAATCATCACCACTCATCATGTATCCCATCCACTCCATACAGAAGGCCAAGAACATATAGGGCTTATCGGCCTTGGTCCAGAATCGTTGACCATCCAGGGGGTTAGTAGCTGAGTCCAGGATGAGGTCCTGGTTCTCTCCTACCCACTGAACACGCTCATCAAACGATACCTTGTCCACCCCATAGCACCCCGCGCCATGGACAGCCAGCCAGTAGGCACCATTCTCGCCTAGGGGTTTCCCATCAGCGAACTTCAAGAGGGCTTTGGCTATGTCATCCCCCTGGGGAGTGATACCAGCACTTACCGGGTAGGCGCGGCCTCTCCAGTCCAGGGCATAGGGGAAGTAGAATCTGTCGTACTGCCCAAACTTCTCAGCTACCCACATCTTAGAGACTAACTGAGCACGTTTAGCTTGATACCTCCTGTTCGTATCGAAGGCTTCCGCAGCTTTCCTCTTGTATGCCTTCATTACCTCAGGGTCCGCAGTGGTCTCACTTTCGTAGGGCTTCACAGGGATAGGCATGTCATCCCGAGGTGGTAGCTTTCCGAGAGTACCACCACCGTCCCATACCTGGGTAAGGACACGGAGAACAGCCTTATTGATGGTCCAGGGGGTGTTCTGGAGGGCATTAATGGACTTGTAAATCATGGGCATGTCCACGTAGCTTATCTCCTCCAGATAAGCCTTGTTAGCGGTTTTGATGATGGGGAAACGAAGCTTGGATGAAAGATAGCCCCCGCCATAGGGGGAACTCCAGGGGCACGGTGGGACAACCATGGGCATATTGTAGGGGGTCAGAAGTTCACACCTTGAATGTGACTCAGCCAACCATTTTGTAGCTGAGGGGGATGGGGTCAGTACGTTGAGCGTCTTACCACCCATGTATTGGACCTCCACTTGTGCCAGTCCTGTGACCTCTATGAAAAGATGAACCAGCATAGTCCCAAGTCTCAGCCGTTCCCCATTCTCCCACTTGATGCGCTTAACCCCTGCCCACTGTTGTTGCTTACGGACCACTATATGCCGATACCCCAGGTCCATTCCTGGATGGTCCTTTAGTACCTTCATGAGCCGCTTGTGCGCCTTGGGGTCCTCCTTCTTGAGTTTCTCATAGTTCAGGAGTCCCTCCAGCCGTGCTGCTAACTCCAAAGCCACCTTCGTGTATGAAGCGGTAGATGAGAAAAAGTGAATTACAGTTCTGGCAGTCATAAAGGCCACAGCATCAGACTCGAACTGTGAGAGGTACTGGACTACCGATGCGGACCTGAAAGCTGTCCCCGAAAGACCATCCTCTACCTTCTTGCCTATGGCAGCGGCCAGGGGTTCTATGGTCTGCTTCATCAGCTTAATGCCTGGAGGTAGATTGTCCTCTCCACGCGCCAGGAGGTTCTCCCGGTACCTCTTGATTCCAAGGCCGATGGACTCTTCTTCAATCTCTCTTTGCAACTCTTCAGCATTTCTATGCATGGATATACTCCGTTTCGTTAGCGCATATTTAGGACAAAAGAAAGGCCCTGCCAGGGGTCTCCTGGAGGGCCTTATTAGATTACTGCTTGGGTACTACTGGTTATCTATTGAATACCTATGGTTTACCTATAGTTAATCCTTTACTAATAGTTAACGGCTTCTGTTATAGGGTGGTTTTACCTGCTATCTTTGGGCTGATTTTTGGTCATAGTCTACTTAGAATCCTTTGGTTTCGTTTTGTTGTCATGAGTGTAAGTGTATGAATATGAAGAGAAAACATGGTGCCCGGAGCCGGAATCGAACCGGCACGGGCGGTTAAGCCCGAGGGATTTTAAGGGCATTAGAGGTGTCCCAGGGATGACATAAGTTCCTGATATTTCAACTTTTAGTAAATCCCCGAGTGTGCCCTTTGGGTCCGTTTTGTTCCCCCTTTGGGTAGGTTTTAGGTCATAGTCCATTGTCCTATTTTCCATGATTTTGGCAGCTACCTTGAGACTTGCTGTAGACACCTTCACGTATATCTCAGTGCTCTGAATTGAGTTGTGCCCCATGAGTTCCTTGATACGAAAAGCATCCATTCCACTGTTCGCCATGGTGCTCCCGAAAGTATGCCTTAGCGCATGAATCACAAATTCAGTGTCATGTTTTAGACCCATCCTTTCCCGCATTAAGGCCCAATGGTAGTCTGCTGAATCCCTATCGAGAGGGGTGAACATGGGTGTCCTGCCTATCCTCTTTCTGAGCACCTCTGCTGCCCTGGTGGTGAGTGGTACTACCCTTTCTGACCCGTTCTTGGTCTTGCGGAGGAGCACTGCCATATCATCCCAAAAGATGCTTGATGGGGATATGCCTAAGCCTTCCGATAGGCGCGCGCCGGTGTCCACCAGGACAACGATTAGGTCAGCCAGGGCTAACGATGCTTCCGTACCATGGGCTATGAGGAGCTTCCGTATGGTTGCTTCTTCGTCCCTGGAGATAGTACGCATCCTCCTACTATCACGTATCTTGTAGCGGTCAAATTGGGGTATCTGTCCGGTAAACTTACGTGCCTTACGTGCTTCATCGAAAAGGATGTGAATCATGGAAAGGCGCTTGTTGATAGTACTCGGCCTAAGGCCAGCGTTAGCTAATTCTTCCCCGTATTCGACTACCGTTTCTTCATCCAGGGACGCTAAGGTTCTATCTGGCGTGAAGTGTGATTCAACATAGCCATAAACGCGCTCGATAGAGGGTAGGTCTTTTGCCGACCTCCAGTTATCCCGATACCTAAGCGCGTGCTTGTATGCTTCCCGTATGGTAATACCTCCCTTGTTGCGATTCCTGGAGCGTTCCTCGGTATCACTCAGGAGTTTGACTTCTAGGTCCTTTGCTTCCCTTTTATCCTTGTTCCCTAGAGACCTCCTGATGCGTTCTCCCTCTGGAGTCCTGAAGTCACACCACCAGATTTTACCTACCAGCTTAATCATTATGCCTTCACCCCCTGTTTTGATAGGTATCGTAACAATGAGGGCATCATGCGGCTTTCCATCGCAGCTACTAAGTCTTTCCCACGTGGACTAAGGGTGATAATCCTCCTACGTAAATCGTGCGGATCAAAATCTACATTTATCAGACCGTATCCGGGGTTAGCGAGGGGTCCGGTAGCCATCTTCTTGACAGACCTGGACACAGCAGACTGTGATACCCCTGTTGCCTTCTCCAGTGCGGCATAGTCAATAGTTGCGTTACCTGAAAACACTACCTTCAGGAATACTTGGATTGTCTGGATTTGCACATCGCCATCCCCTGTAAAATCCTTGAATGCCTCTAGTGCATCACTTACTATCCCTAATGGTGTACTCATTTCGGTTCTTCCTTTCGCGTGGTGTGGTTTTACTTATAATTATATAGATAGGCCCGATGTATATCTCTATGTCGGATTGTGTCAACCATACTATGCCTATCTTGTGCGGTTG